ACATGGAAACTCGTTTGTTTAAATCAACTAGGTACTCCTGTTCTTTCTCAGCAGACTCCATTACAATTTCCTTCTCAAGTTCATCTATATCAATATCAATAGACTCCTCTTCCTTAGGTTTCTTGCCAGTGATAGAAGCAAGTTGCTCAGGTGTAGCATTCTTGGTAAGCGTAGTGGAAGCATAGTCACTAGCTATATCAACACCAGACTTCTCATCTTCCACCTTTTTCTTAGCGGCATCGGTTACTATATCTATAACCTGATTCATCTCCGCTTCCTTCTCCTTAGCAAGTTGGACTTCAAATGCTGAAGCAATACCATGTTCAGTACCAATTCCCAGAGTACCTAAGGCACGGCCTATAGCTGAAGTCTCACAGTTCTCTACGAATGAAGTCATATTAACTCGTGACTTCTTATCCGCTTGAAATTCATGGGCATGACCAGTAGATCTAACCCTACTAGTTTCATCTTCAACCCATGCTTTAATAATAACTACACCAGATTCCAGATCAACATTCTCAATCGTTGTATGTATTGACCAGTCAGCATGTAGTTCCCAGAAGTGTTTGATGCGTTCACTTACATCAACATAATCCTTCTGCCCTATCTTTGTTGTTTTAATTTTCTTCATGTTCCTCCTATGTCATAATGTTAAACTTACTAAATTTACCAGTCGCCTCATCTACAAGATGAACCAACTCACGCTTTTCTAATTCCTTTATTAGTTCCTTCTTACTGAAGGAAGGATACTCACTTATAAAGCAGACACCAGCTATCTTCCTGTGCCCACCCTTACCCATCCTTTCTTGTAGGATGTTTTTTATCTGAGACTTTTCTTTCTTAGCATCAGTCTCTATATTTGTTAACTCCTTATACCTATCACGCATCTGTTCTTCTTCCTGCGTAGCTTCTCTTTCATCAGTCCCATAGTCTGCCTTGGTTGGATACTGATTTTTAACTGAGTCAGTATCATCCTTTAAGCCAGTAGGCTCTGGGATAATCTTATCATTGAACATATCTATGAATTCCTTTTCTTTAATAAGTAACCTTTCCATATGCTCAAGTCTTTCCTCACGAGTTACCTCTATAAGTATAGGCTCATGATGTATGTGGTAAGCTATCACATATATAATCCCCTTGAAGTACTCACCTTCATTAGGACACCCTTTAAACTGAGTGAAGTGCAGGTAATGATCACCTTGTGTAAGCCAGTCATCTGCAACGATGCCCTTCTTAGCAAGATCAATTTTGGGTTTACTCTGCGTAGTCTTTACTTCTATTATATATGGCTCCGCTTGGTCAGTTACTCCATCAAAGTTTGCTATCATAAATGGATGCTCTTTGTTGAGAAGCATGTAGTTAGGCTTAGTAATACCAACGCCTAGCATCTGACTTGCTTCATCTAAGAAGATAGGTTCAAGTGTATTGCCACGCTGTACATTAATCTTACCGGACAGATCAGGATACTCTTCAAGTCCCAGCTTCCTCCTCATGAGGGAGTAACCTCCCCCATAAGATGATGTACCATTAATAGCAGGTGCTTCACTACCCCCAATGAAAGCTCCAAGGGAGTAGCGAGTTCTTATATCCTGCCATTCTTCTTTATCAAAGTCGTGTAATATTATTGACATATATACCTTATATTTGTAGGTGTGTTATCTTCCCATAGTTTGGGATTAAATCATTTGCATACAGAACTTCTGGTTTTGTTACCGACATCCATAGTACTGGGTGGTCAGGCTCAGGTGGGAACCAGTCATACATATCAGTCATTACTATGTAGCAGGAAGGATCTATAAGACTATCATCCTCTAATTCCTTAGCCTTTTTAAATACTGTATCAAAACATGTACCGCCAGATGAGTGACGCTTATAAATTAAATCATCTCCCGGCTCAAAGTATTCTATGTGTGATACACTTGTTGTGAAGTGCATAAGAACAACTCGATCAAAGGTAACTAATCCTTGTTGATTGAGTTCATCTATGTTGGTAAGGCATGCTTGGTTTTCTTCCTCGTTCATAGACCCAGACTCATCATTCATTATGACTATATCCTTGAGTCCATATGATCCCTTGGAAGGCAACCAGAATCCCTGTTGCAACCACTTCTTGTGTGGCCTGTTCCAATTCTTGAAGGTCTTAACCTTCTCAGTAAGGAACTCTTGTAGTGCATCCTCCCAATCAACCACTTCTATATTGGCAGGTTCAAGCACACCATTGATTGATACTGGAGGTTGATCACCAGATATTTTATTGTGAGCAAACTCTCCATGTGCTATAGCTTCCTCAATCTCGGCTTCAAGTTGCTCTATATCTGCAGGTGTAATGCTGACAGTGGGATTATCTTCATCATCAGCATCACCGAATGCTTCGGGATCACTACCATCGTAGTCCTCCACCCATCCATAGCTTGCAGCAATCTCCATTTCTTTTTCAAGACGAGTATCTTCAGGTGTATCTTGCCCACCCTCACTGCTGTCATCGGAGTCGCCATCTCCCTGCTTAGCTTCCTGTTCTTCCTCATCTTTGTCGGGATCTTCACCCTTAGGATCAGGCTTGGAATTCTCAAGCAGGTCATTGTATATGGCATCGGATGACATGAGCATGCCGTTGTACTTCACGTCATATAAACAATCCTTAGGCATCTGCCCTACACCCATCAAGTCGAGGTAGGAATTAACCTGATAGTCAGTTGCTACATTCCATAGCTTCTGACATCTACCCTTACGCCTAGTCATATGTTTGAATGCTACATGTGCTACCTCATGTGCAATAACATGAACAAGTTCAAGGAGTGGTTGTTGCACCACCCACTCTGGATTGTAGATGATACAAGTACCATCAGTTGCCATCGCTTGCACCTTATATGATTGCTTAGGTGGAAGCTTCTCCAAGAGAGGTATACCTAGTACAGGTATCTTACGTACTAGGTAGGTTTGTGCCTCTACATACCTCCGCTTGGCACGTTGCTCCATAAATGATCTATCTACATTTGTATACCCTGAGTTAGGATCATCATACTTAGACTGCCCCTTAGGTTTTGGAGTCATGTTGCCTCCTGTTGTTTAACATCAGCATATGCATCTAGCTTCTTTGCTAGTTCATCTGCCTCCTGTTTAGTACGTTGCCTAACAGCCTCGTCCTTAAGACTATCCTTATCAAGATTACCTTGATCCATCAGTGACATTGCTACCTGAGATGCTATGTCAGATAGTGTATCATCAGAAGTGAAGTCAATAGCAGGTAGATTGATAGCATGTTTATATAGATCAGCTAAAGTCTTATCATGCAAGACCTTATCGTTATCTATGCTGTCATGTATATGCTGTACTTTCTCCGACAGTCCGGCAATCAGTCTCATGACACTGCTTTTCTGTACTTCAAGCAGTCTCTTGTCATGCTCCTGTGCCATCTCCTCCTGTACCTTAGGATCTAGGGAACATCTAAAGTCTGAACCCTTTGCAATCGGAGTAACATTAACAGTCATGCTTATAGTCTGGTATACCTCATCTTTAGATGGGTAATCAGAGTCCTCATACAAATCACCAAGATCATTCTTGGCTGTGATAACTGCCTGAGGATAAATAGTATAAGCAAACTCATGCTTCAAGGATTCAAGTCCCATCTTTCTATCCTCAATAAACGTAGCATAGGGTTGCATACCATGCCCACCACCTGAGTACATCCTAGTAGACATGATATCCATGTTAGTAGTCCATCGCATACCACAAGTATATTCATTGTGAATCCTACGTGTTTCACTCTGGTACTTTTGAATAGGGTCATACAGATGCTTTGGTATGATCCACTTCGATGCCTTAGTTGTGGGAGAGTGACCACCAGTAAATGAAACCTTACTGTTGTGATCATCAGCAATAGACTGTGTTGCTGTTATCCCAAGCTTGCGAGTCAACCCAAACTGTCTGAGGTTTAACTCAACAAGCATAGCACCAGTGAGTATCTGGGGTTCACTGGTTGGATTAAATAAATTGTCTGACATATATTCCTCCTAAATAAATGTTAGTCTTTAGTTACAAGTTTGTGCCCTTCTATTGCAAGAGCATCATTGACAGCAGTTATAATTGCATTAGATATAAACTCATGTCTGTCAAAATTATTACCGGGTATACCATTAAGAAAGTTTTCAAGCTGTCCTATTGCCTGACTTAATTCTGCTGAGAAGAAATACTCTACGTTATTATTACTTGACGTAGGCTCTACAGCCTTAGCCTTTTTTCTTTCAGCTACCATCTCAGGTTTATATCCGTTGGTTTCAGGATACAATTCCTTACGCTTAGCCCATGCTTTCTTCTGACCATTCGCTCTGTTCTTAGCTATGATCATTTGCTTGGTTACTCTTTTCTTTCTGGGTTTTCCATCTTTATTTAATGTAGGCATATTAGCTCCTTATGTTTTGGTTACTATCCATTGACCCCCTCTGGCTATGGCTTGATACCTGCCGATGAGGTCGGTGTCATTATCAATGTGGAATTTCTGTGCAGTAACTCCACTCTTTAAAGCAAAGACTTTCATAGGAATGTACATCTTATATAAGCCCTGCTTCTTCATCTTCTTAAAAGTTTCCAGTGATTTTTGTTGTGCTTCCTCAATAGTGAAAGCCCATCTCCACTGGAAGGGTGTGACTGCTATGAAGATCATGTATCCTCCTTAAGTAATTCAACTTCAGTGATATTAAAATCTGCACCATCTAATGTTTCATATACTCCAAGGTCACGAACTATTTGTTCAGCCTGCTCTTCATTATCAGCTTCAATTTCAAAGCTATTATATATAGTCATATAAGCTTTGTATTTCATATAACCTCCTATGCAGCAGCAAGCTTGTGATATTCTTTACTGTTCTCAATAGCACTCTGTATTGAGGGACAGTTAGTACCTTCGATCATAGCTTTAGCTGTCTGAGGTAACTCCTTACATATATCACCAAGTCGTGTGATGTACTTGATAATATTATCAGCAGTCTCTGGTGTGAAGTGCCTCTCATTTGTGAGTACACCTACTGAGATCCAGCAGATTCCTACACACATAGAGTCATTCTGGTCAGGCAGTTTAGCCTTAGACCCATCACGTTTAACTGCTTCGATATCAACTAACTTATCTAGCTGATCAATCATGCCAGTGAAGCTAGTCCCTACTCCATCTCCAACCAGTCCACATACCAATGCTCTGCGTATAGACTTGAAGCTAGGTAGATTCTCCCATACCTCTGCATCCCTATCACAAACCTGCAGGATTCTACTCACTGCATGCCATGAACGTGGGGTGGCATGTGCAAATGATCCAGCTTTAAATGATGCTCGATCAAAGTTCTTAAACACAGGGTTCTGTGTTGTATCCTGATTGGCTATGAAGAACCTTATCCTTCCATCAATGGGATGCTTATCATCTCTTGACAGTGGATCAGGAAGGTCATCCCACTTAGGCAGATGGGAATAGTCAGATTCAAATCCAGCTACGGCAGCCTGATTAAAATAATCTGCATCGTAATCCATCTCCCATATGGCAAACCTGTTAGCCTCAGGGCCAGACAGTTTACCCTGCATGGTTTCATCCTGAGTCCTGTTGGATGCCATGATAGGGTATGACTTAGGTGAGAACACAAACTCACCGAGTCTTTTATCTGTTGTTATCTGCATAGACCCCTTACGAGAGTCAGTATCACCAAGCATATACTCATCAAAGAATATGCACCCCTCCCAATCCTTGTCGAGGATCGGTGATAGGTATGTAGGTGGGTAGTACCTAGTTACACCATCTTCTATCTTCATCAGTCCCCTTAGATCTATACCCTCTATCTGTGAGAGTCTTATATCTATCAGGTTAAATGGTTTCTTTCTGCCATTATTAATATGGTCAACCAGTTGTTTAATGGATGCTGATTTACCCATACCCTGATGTCCAAAGATGAATGGTACTACATCTGACTTCATACAGAGAGCTACGGCTGTCTGTGTTTCATTAAAGTTTAATTTTTTCATATGTTCTCCTTTTAATATTTGTCGTTAAGATCTCTTATAACTATGATCACCACGATCACAGCTATGATAGCTGGTATTATTAATTCTACCATTTGTTACCCCTAGTTTTGTGTTATAGTAGACTGGTACTATCACTAGGATATACCAGTGGTTAACCCATGTCAAGTTTTATTTTACACTGGTATATTTACTACCTCTTACCTGTCAGTAGGTAGTTAGCCATATAATTAAAACTATCTTGTGCTTGTTCATGTGTAAGTGGCACTTCCTTCTCCATATACTTTTGTATATCTTCAGTAGAATAATCTTCCAACTCACATATAAACTCATTGCTCTTACCTTTATAGCCAAACATAACTTCATGTGGTGGACACTTTCGTACCCTTATATCCCAATCATCTAAGCCATGTTGTTCTATTGTAACTATTACTCTCATAAGCTGACCCCTTCCATAGGTTCAAGATGTTTAATGGTTAAAAACTCTAGGCCATCTCCCACTTCCCACATCTCTGAGCAGGTGTGGCAGTGCCATAAGCTATCGTTGTTTACGAACTGATCCACATTAGGTGAAAAGCAATGTGGACATTCAATCCTTGTGTCTATTGTATCACTCATCTTCCTCCTCTGGTTCATTAAAAAATACAACACCTGTATGTGCTTTGTCACTGTGTTGAGTGTCTATAAATTCCCAATTAGTATGGCCTAAGACTGCCTCACAGTAAGCATCAAGGTAATCTGTTGGGTTATTGGTTAAGTTTCTTAGCTCCATGTTCCTCCTTAGAATGGTAGTGGTTCGTTATCCCGTAGCAATTCTTCAACCTCTTCTTCACTTGCTACGTTTACATAGTAGTCTTTCAATGAGCTTGCTGTATATGCAACAAGATCTTTCACATCCATGTTGTCAACTACAATATCAACTGTATCCTCTATACGTTCAATGTAACGCATATCAAATGCACTAGGATTATCTTCTAGAATTTTACTCATGCTCCTCCTCGTATTTCACCATCGTAATCTAGTAATTCATCAGACCCTAATCCCCATACCTGCATGGAGATACTAAGCCCAACATTCCCTGCCTCAGCATCAGAACTTTCAAAGCGAAAGTCCCATGTTTTACCTACAGTTTTGAGTAGCCAAGCCTCAAGCCCATCAATGAACTCATCATCAGTTACTTGTGCCATGTAACCTCCTCATCCATAGATTCAGTTACAAATTCCCACCCTTCATTCTTCATTTTCTTTTCAAGGATGGGCAAACATTTGATATATGTTTCTTCATCAGCAAATGAAGCTACCCATTCTGATGTTCCTTTCCCTTCAAAATAAACTTTAACTATGCTCATGTAACCTCCTGTCTACCTGATAGTCTAGTTCCTTGACAGCCTGCTCATCATCAATCTCCTCAAAGATTATGAAAGCTAGTCCATCTCCCGTAGTTTCTCTGGTATTATATTGGTTGCTCTCCAGTTGCTTTGTTTGCATTGATCCTCCATTGATTGTAGTATTTCAAGAGCGAGTTCTCCTTCTGAGGAGTCATCACTTGCGATTTCCTCAAGACCTTCGTGTAATATCTTCATGATCCTAAGTACCTCATCGTATTCATCTAGGCAGTAAACTAACTCGTGCCTAGACGCATCTGGCCCTATTGTATTCATAAGCTCTCCTTTAAAACTCTAGTTCAACTGGTTCAGTCTCACCACGCATCTCCTCCATGCGTTCCTGCTTGACTCCCTCCCTCATATCTCCGTCATTACTGACATTTTTAATACAGTAATTACGAATCTGCTGGGTTACATCTTCAGTTACTCTTGTAACCTGTAGTACGGAAGTAGAATACTCAGCTATAAGTTCATTCACTTCCTCATCGTTTTCAACTAGGTAAGCAGACTGTTGGATAGCCTCACCGACTGCTTCTCGTATCAGCTTCCTGATAAGCCTGCCTCTAACTTCTTCGCAAATATTTTTTAGATCGAAGAAGGCAGAGCCTATTGATTTGTTGTTCATAAATCCTCCTCATCGTTACATTCTTCAATTGCTATTAGTAGCCTGTTTAATTCTGCATGGAGAGTTTTCTTTAATCCCATGCTTGCTTGTTCACCTAGCATTCCCTTCATGTATCCTTCTTCAGTACTTTTGCTCTTCAAGTACAGATCCATCAAGGTTTCTACTAGCCTTATCTGATCCCATACATAATGACGATGTTCTTCTTCTGCTTTAGTCATAGCCTTCATATTTCCTCCATGTTAAAGTGTAAAAAATAACTTGACATATATGCAACCTGACATTAGAATTGCATACCAATAGCTCAGAATTCTGGCTAAGCTATTGGGAAGCAACTCAGATATAGTTCAAACTTCCCATGATACTGAGGCTAGGTGATGTAACCCAACCTCAGTAATCACACTGGGCAATCTTGCTATGCAAGACTCCAGATCTAACTGCGAAGGATGTGTGTAAGAGTTAGTATTAAACTTCAATTTCTTCAACACCTTCCTCTAGCAATGCATCCTTCCAGTATCTAATCGTTTCACCTTTGGGGTTAACAACTCTACCATCTACTAAATACCTGTTACCCTTAGGCTTAGTTAAATACTGCATCACATTTGCTTCAGTAGCATGTGAGTCGAAGGTAGTTATACCTTCAGCGTTAGCTAGTTTTTCATCACGCTTCTGCTCTGTGATAAACTCCAAAGCCTCAGCTTCAGGCTGTGCTGAATGACGTAAGCTAGAATTGTTACGTCTGATATTATCTAAAGACATAGGCTCAAGTGTGCCTGCTTTGTTTGTAACATTAGTACATAAGGCAATGATGCCTTTATATTCTTTCATGTTAGACATAGCTATACTCCAATTAAGAGTTAAGTAAGATGACAGCAACGACATTGTTGTGCCATAGGATGTTTAAAACACCCCTAGAATGCAACGAAACTATAATTAGGCTACGCTTACCTAATGTTAAGGCTTCGTTTCAATCTAGCGTGGTTTTAAATGTAAATCAGAAAGGTTATAAAGCTGTGGGACTTATCGATAGGTTACAAAGCTATGTAACTTTCTTTTCTTTATATATTTCTTTTCTTTTATATATAGCTTATTAAGATAATAAATATATATATAGGCTTGAAAATGCAATCATCGTTTACGATGAGTTAAAAGGCTTATAAAACAACCACTTAGCATAAGTTAGTTGGCTCTGTTATTAGCCCTTTAGTTGAACCCTCACCCTGAGGGATCGTAGTCTGGTACTAGGTGAAACCCCTGACCTTTTACCAGACTACACACTCTACCTACTAGCAAGCACTACATACCCTGCTGTGATTGTCCTGAATACTAAGTTCAAGATCATTCATTGCCATGAAACCATCTACGCTACCATAGTCGTAATCTTTCCATCGTAGCCTAGCTATTTCAATGTGGCAATCCTCACACTCTATGCAAGATACTCTCTCACTAGGTGGTAAAGTAACATCGAATACAGTCATGTATCCTCCATGTTAGGGTTATAAATTAGCCATCGTTGCCATTGATGGCTCGCTTAAGGCATTGCTTTCAGGCTTCATCCTTACTCGCTTGCCATTCTTCTCAACGAACCTGTTAAGTGGCAGATCCTTCCATGAGAAGTTCTTCTCACCTACTGTGTTAGCAGGTAATGGGTAAATGTTCTTCCATACTATCTTTGCTCTAGTTTTCATGTATCCTCCTTACTTGTTAAGTATCCTAGTTATCTCCGATGAGGTATTTACCATACTCTCGAAGGTTATTAGCTCTATGGCTAAGCCACCTATTCCTAAGCAGAACAACGCAAATCCTACGCTAACTAATAGCCTAGTTATGTTGTTAAGTTCCTCTAGGGCAACTTGCTTTTGTGCTATCCTTATTGCTAGTTCTTCCTTCGTCATATTACGCTCCGTTTTCATGGTTTACATTAGCTGACATAAGCAACTGATATGCCAACGCTTTGTGCTATGTTGCACACAGACTACTGGGGTTTAAATCCTGTAGGCATAAAAAAAACCCCCTGCAGATCGTTAGATCCACAAGGGGATTTGGGACTAGGCTAAAGCCTGCTTGACAGCATTCAGCCCAGCTTCGTTGGCTTGCTTGTAGCTCAAGCCTTCGTCTCTAGCTGCCTTGTAGTGCTTCCTGCGAAGGTCTTTCATGCCATCGACATTCTGCCACCCTTCGGGAAGCTCAATGCGTGTAGGCTCGAACTTCTTAGCCTTAGCCTTACGCTTCTTCGAAGCGTTCTTCTTAGGCTTCGTTACAAAGTTCAGCAATTCAGCGTTAGCTGAAGGCTTCTGACGCTTCGCCAAAGCATTGTCAACGGCTTTTTCGATAAGCTCTTCGAGCTTGTTTAGTGTGATGTTACTCATGGCTCACTCCTGTGTGTGAGTTATTCGGCAACCACACACGCACTGTGTGTGCGTATATGTGCCTGAAACAACAGGAGAAACTGTCCCGCTGTCCTGTTTCAATTCTAGCAGATTTTTTCCAGAAAACTTTCCCGATTGCCCCGAAGGGGTTTTCCAGATCCAGAGGAAAACGACCAGTATAAAAATTGATCGGGTGCAAAAGCCCCCCCACAGGCGACCTCCTATCCGCATACATATATATATGGGACTCCTACTCTCGTACACCCCCCTTCCGAAAACCCAAAATAATATGAGTTGCTTACCTCCCCATGAAAATAATAGTTGACATGGTGTACATTTTGCTTTATACTCTTAAATGAGTCTTAACTAATATAAGATTCATCTGTTTGTATTGAGCATTCAAACAGAAAAGCTTTAATAAATGGGAGCAGGCTTGCTTGATTAGTATGCTTTAATCTAATTCGGGGAGCCTGCATTCAGCCAGCCGGGGGTAATCATGAACATATTTGAAAAGATCTTAGATTCTATATATCTATTTGGTTTTATATTAATGATACCAATTGGTATATATGGGTTTAGTAGTGCCACTTCTAAGTATGAAGCAAGAAACAGCCAGCAGTCTTGGTATGAAGAAACTGTGGCTAGAGATAAAGCTGCCTTAGAAAGGGGTCTTAGTAAGGTTGAGCAGGTGCAGAATCAATCTCCCCTTCAAAAGGGACATCCACCACCTCCCCAGCTATACCAGCCGGGGGACAACGATTTTAACTTACCATTACAACAGCTATTAGAAGGAAATCATGGACGATTATTATAATGGCATATTTCAACAAGCAAGCGTATCTAGCTTGCGACAGTAAGGCTAAAGAAGCTGTACGGGCTTTCCTAGACTCCAAGGGTATATTAACTAATATACAGGAGGACTACGGCCCGGATATCCAGTCGTGGGTCAATATTTCCCATGAGGTAGAGATTAAATCCTCTTGGGAAGACGTATGGCCTCCGAACTGGGCTACTGTACATATCCCCTATAGGAAGAAGAAGTACCTTGATGGTGGCAGGCGAATTGCATTTTGGGTATTAAATAAGGATTGCAGTAAAGCTTGGCACATAGAGGGCAAGCATATGAAGGAGGAGTACGTCAGGAATATCCCTAATAGGCGGTATCCTGAGGGAGAGAACTTTTATGACATTCCAGTTTCACTATGTAGCTTAATAAACTTGGTATGAATGATCAGGAGAACATTAAGCGTATTGTAAAAAAACAGACTGACCCTATAAAAATAAATGTTCCATTGACAGATACTGTGTTATCTAATTTAATGAAAGGTAAAACATACGAATGGACATTAACAAATATTATTGATGCAGAAAGCATCAGTGTATTATTAAGGGTATATGGATTTAAAGGGGACAAACGTACCAGAGGTCATATCAGTAAATGGGGAAGTACAGAATAGATGTGATTATTGCGGTATGATTACTGTACCTGTAAGGGTACATGGTCATGAACAATGTATTAACTGTGGGACTAATGTAGTTCCGTGCTGTGAAGGAGATCAATATGAAATCGATGCCTATTGGTAGAAAGAAGTTCGTTACATGTTTAGATGAAGGAACTTCAAGTGATAAGATAAGGATTGAATTGGAGAAAAGCAAGGATCAGTTCCTTAAGAAAAGAATAAGGGAAGATAAGGAGAAGGTTAAAATCTGGGAGGAAGAAATTGATGATGATGTTGCACCTATATGAGTAAGTCAAAAGAAAGAGTCTGGGCAAACCCAGATCATTACTCAATGCTTGATATTGAGCCTCTGGACTATATCATTGCAAACAATCTGGATTTTCTACAGGGAAACATAATTAAGTATGTGACTAGGTTCCCCATGAAGGGTGGTCTGTCTGACTTGATTAAGGCTCGTAAGTATATAGATATACTAATTGAAAAGGAGAAGAACAAATGATAACTAGTCCTATTGTGCAAGCGTTGGGTGGGTTGGTCATATTTTACATTGGGTTGAAAATGTTTTCTGGTGGAATGAAAGCTATGGGAAAACTGGAGCATCTTGAATACTTTATACACAATCCGTACTGGATGTTCCTTGGAGGTATTGTATGTACTCTGCTGTGGCAGTCAAGTTCACTTAGCACTACAGCAATAGTAGGTCTTGTAGCAAGTGGGGCACTTCCATTGCCATCAGCTATAGCAGCCAAACTAGTGAAGCCTGATGTCCCTGTGGTAAGCGTATGCGGCGATGGCGGCTTTATGATGAATAGCCAAGAAATTGAGACTGCCGTTAGGCTTAAGCTTGACCTTGTGGTGATCATCTTGCGCGACGATGCGTACGGAATGATCAAGTGGAAACAAGCAAACATGCAGTTCGATGAGTTTGGTTTAGATTATGGCAACCCCAACTTTGTTAAATACGCACAAAGTTACGGCGCACAG